GCTATCTAGCATCTCTACTGATGCTTCTTCAAACTGTCTGTCCTGTAAATAAGAAATAGTTTTCTTAAACTTAGAAAAACCATTTACACCTAACTGATAACACATCTCTAAAACAACATCTTTAATCTCTTGTGGCATATACATAAACCAACTAAACTTAAAATTAACACTATCTTCTAAATTGTGTAATTTACGTTCAAGAATAATGTCGCAAATGTCCTTATCTAATTCTAAATCTTTTATTGCAAAGCCGTACCCTATAGTATCTATACCTAAACTATCTTTATAAACTATACCTACATAACCTTCGTGTTCTTTAATGCTATCTATTAAGCTCATCTTTTCTTTCTAAATATTTTATTGTAATTTTTTTTATACTTTTTATCATCTAAAGGTATTCTATAAATACTACCTTTGCCATTTTTATGATTGTTTAATTTTTTTTCTGTCATACATATATAAAGAGGGGAGTAAAAACTCCCCCCTTATATTTTTTTTGACTACTTATTATGAAGCAGGACTTACAAGTGCGAAAACTTTTTTGTTTCCTGCAGTTGTACTACCTGTTAATAAACAACCATAAACACTATCTGCAACGAATCTTGTAGATAATGAAGGTAAGTGATAATCACTTTGAACTCTAGCTTTCATATCTCTTGCATATGCAATAGACATAGCATCTTTATGAATTAAGAATCCTAATAATTTTTCACTTTCATCACTTACACCATTAGCACTAAAGTTACCAACAGGTGTAGCTGATTGAGCAGAACTTGTAGAACCTGCACCATAGTGCATAAAGTTATTAGAAACAATAACTTCTACTCCACCAAGTTTTCCTGCAAAACCACTAATTAATGGAACTTGACTACCAAGAGAGTTACCAATACCATCATATCTAGCAAAGTCTGCTAGTTTAAATAGGCTTGAATAACATTTTGGTGTAAGAACCATAACATAGTCATCCATTGTAGAATCATTTGTGTAGATTGCTTCCATCATATTGGAAACACCTGCAGCTATGATATCATAGGAATCGTGTGTTGTATTTAACTCTACAGTATTTCCTGCTTGAGCACCATCATTATCTGCATTTGCTGAATTAAAAGCAATAGATTTAAATAATTCTAATGCAATATATTGGTCTACTTTTTTAGCTAAAGCATAACCTAACTTTGATGTATATAAATTCATAACATCATAAGAAGATTGAACTCTTGCTACGTCTGTAATTGAAATTGCACTATGAATAGCTTGGTTAATATCTAAAGTATATTCATCTTCTTTTGCTGAAGATTTAGCAAAAGCTAAATTTGTGTCAATTAATGTTTCAACTGCAGCAGTTCCACCACCATATGTATCACTTGCTGTTAGTTCTGTGTGTTTTGGAAGATGGATTCTATCACCACCATTTGCTACCATACCTGACATATCATTTGCCAAAGCACCAAATACTAGGTTTTTTTCCATATAATCCATTATTGAAGCACCCCATACCTCAGGTATGAAATGTTGTAATGTAGCTTCTACGCCTGTATCTCTAAGACCACCTGCGAGTGCTACGTTGTTTGTTCCTGCTAAAGCCATTTAAGCCTCCTAATTTTAACTAACCCTTTTTGGATTTCATATCGTAAAAGGCTCTACGTTCATCGTCAGACATATCACTCCAAGATTTGCTTGACATTTGTGCAGATACTTTTGCTCTACCAACCACTTCAGGATTAGTGGGTTTTGAAATTTTGTTAGTTACATATTCAAGAGTTTCTAAATCTAAATTAGATAAATTTTCTCTTTCATCTTCAGGATGCCTATCAAGTAATGCTGTTCTTTTATTAGATTCGTAAGATTTCCATCTATCTGCATCTTGTGAAAGATTTGCATTTTCAGAAGCAACTTTTTCATAAAGAGTTTTAAAATCCTCTTTTTGTTTAAGTTTTTCTTCTTCTTGTGCAGCTATTGCTTTTTTAACTTTAGCTAACTCTGATTCAGCTTCCTGTGCTCTTTTTCTATACTTTTTGCTTTCTGCTATATGTTCATTTTGAGCAACTTCTTGAACATTGTCTTTTATACCTTCATCCACTACTGTTTCATTAGATACTTGAGTTTCTTCGGACATACTGTCCTCCTATATGTTGTGTTTTATTGTGTCAATATACAATATCTTGTATTTGTCATACCTTATAACTTAAATTAATATTGTAGAATAATGCAAGATTTATATAAATATAAACAAAAATGGTTTGATTTTTTAGGCTACACACCACACGATGGTCAAAGTAAGCTGCATTTTCCTACCAAAGAAACAGCAAGGTTTTTTGTTATGGTTTGTGGGAGGCGTTTTGGAAAGACGACTGCAAGTGCTATGGAGGCAACCTTTTACGCCTCTTTACCAAATAAACGTATTTGGCTTGTAGGTCTTTCGTATGATAAAGCCGATTTGATGTTTAGAGAAGTGTGGAATTATATGGTAAAAGGACATCAGAACGATATAGAGAAGGCTTCCGAAAAAGAAAGATATATCAAATTCAAATGGGGTACTACTGTAGAAGCTAAATCAGCAGATAACCCTGATTCACTTGTAGGTGAAGGTTTAGACTTGCTAATAGTAGACGAAGCAGCTAAAGTTAGACCTAGAATTTGGGATATGTATTTATCTCCCACATTATCTGATAGAAAAGGTAAAGGAATATTTATATCAACACCTGAAGGGTTTAATTGGTTATATGATTTATTTTTACTTGGAAAAAGTGATGAACTTTGGGAGTCACATCAAGCACCATCTTGGGATAATAATTTCGCATTTCCTGATGGAAAAAAAGATACTTTTCTTATTGAAAGAAAACGTAATATGTCTAAAGAAATATTTGAACAAGAGTATGGTGCACAGTTTACAAGTTTTGAAGGTAGGGTTTATCCTTTTGATAGGAATCTTGATGTCGGTTACTATCCTTACAATCCACATCTTCCTACTTTTTGTAGTATTGACTTTGGGTACAGGATGTGTGCTGTTGGATGGTTTCAAACGTATCGTGTCAATGGACAATGGCATATAAATATGATAGATGAAATAATACATAAAACAAACATTAAAACAGATGAACTTGCTAAAATGATTAAAAGTAAAAGGTATCAAACAATAAAGTATTATGGTGACCCTGCAGGGTTACAGGCACAAGGACAGTCAGGCGTAGGAGATATAGAAATTTTTAGAACTAACGGAATTATAGTAAATACTATAACAGATAAACCTTCAAGAAGTATATCAGCAGGTGTAAATCACGTTAGAAGTTTTGTAGAAAACGCAAATGGTGAAAGATATTTACATTTAAATAATAATTGTGTAGGTATGGCAGAAGATTTAGAGGGGTATAGGTACCCTGAAGCACAAGACGGAAAACCACTTAAACAAGAACCTATCAAAGATGGTTATCACGACCACGCTTGTGATATGATTAGGTACTTTTTTATAAATCATTTTCCGATAAAGAATAAACAAATTAAAGTGAGGACAAGATAATGATTCAAGATATTATTCAAGAAAGTTTAGAAAATTTAAAAGTATTTAACCACAAAGAAAGAGAAGGTTATGTAAATAAACTACTTGATTATTATAATGGTAATAATACTTCGCAATATATAGCAGAAAAATTTGATTTAGAGGCTTTTAGAGAAGTTCCTCCGTATCAATCTAATATTACTAAGAAATTTATTAATAAAATGTCAAGAATTTATACAGTTGGTGCTTCAAGGAATGTAAATATTAAATACACGTCTTTAACTAAGCTAAAAGATACAAAAATGAAGCATATTGAACGTATGACACGCCTTATTGGTACTATTGCAACAAGAATTGTCTATATGGACACAGAAAATCCTTACTTTGACTATCAACCTGTATATTATTTCCACCCTTTCTTTGGTAATGACCCATTTAAACCTGTTGCAATATCTTATCCTTTAATGAATTATACAGAAGATTCATCTAAATCAGATTCTATGCAATATATTCATTGGAATAGTGAGCAATATATAATTTTTGATGAAGAAGGTAATATTTTAGAAGAAAATTCACACGGATATGGTATTTTACCGTTTGTTTTTAGCCATAGAGAGCACCAAACTGATAGTTTTTATGTTGAAGGTGCAAATGACATAATGAGTGCTAATGAACACATAAATATTACTATGACAGAGATGCAACTTGGTTTAAGGTTTCAAATGTTTGGACAACCTGTAGTATCAGGTGCTGATTTAGGTAATAGACAAAGATTTGGCTCAGATGTAATCTTAGAATTGCCATCAGACGCTAATTATGACATAAAATCACCATCAGGCGATATAATTAAGGTTATTGAGAATGTTAAGTTCCAAATGGAGCTTGTAGCACAAAATAATCACTTATATGTACAATTTGCACAAGATGGTGGCGAAACTCCTAGTGGTATAGCTTTAAAAATTAAGGATTTAGAGAGATTTGAGGATTATCAAGACGATTTAGCTCTATTTAGTCTATATGAGCATACAATGTATGATATAGAAAAAGTTTTAGCTTCAAGTTTTGGTGTAAATTTACCAAATAACTTAAAAATAGACTTTAATGAGCCTGAATACCCAATGACAGTACAGGACCAAATAGCACACGATATGCACAGGTTAAATTTAGGACTTATAAGCAAGGCAGAACTTATGGTTGAATACAATAAAGACTTGTCTATTCAAGAGGCAAGTATTAAATTACAACAGAACCAATTAGAGCAACCACAGGAAAATAATAATGTTCAAAATAACGACCAACCTGAGAGTAGATAAGTTAGTAAAAAAAATAGCTAGTAAAAAGTCTAGGGATTTACTTATAAGACTATATGCAGAAGAAATTGCCGAAGAATCAAGGAAATATATTACACAAGGCAAAGTAAAACCTGAAATTAATACATCTACACAAGACCACAGGGAACGTAAGAAAAGAGCTACAGCAAACAAGCCTTTATTTTTTAGTAGAAATTTAAGAGATAGTATTAAGGCTACTAATAGAGGTGTATCTTTTGCAAATTATGGACAGTTACAAAGAGAAGGTTATAGTGTAGCAAGTAGTAAATACGCTAGAGCTTTTAAATTTGTAGGTAAAAAAGTGCCACCAAGAGAGTTTATAGCTTATTTTGCCGATGATTCTATTGCTAGAAAGATAGACAGAAGGGTTAGAAGGCGTTATATGGATGAAATAGGAAGGAAATAAGTATGTCAGATAAAGAAAAAATAGAAATCCTACTAAAAAACGTAATTAATATGCACGAAAAACTTAATATTTTAATTGATTACTTATCTAAAGACGTTAAAGAAGAACAGTATCAAAGAGAATTTTATAGTGAAGAAGAAAAATTAGTAGAAATAGAAAAAGATACTTATAATGAAATGTGCGATTTAATGGAAGATAATACAATACCCTTTATGGGAATAGCTTAGTGGAGAAAAATGGATATTTTAGCAGTATTGGAACAATTTGGAATACCTGTAACGATGACAATAGCGTTCGGATTTTTTATATGGAGGCAGAACAAGTTCATACAAGAAACTCTAATGACAGAGTTAGACCAAGACTTCAAGAGGTTGGAAGGTATTATTATTAAGTTAATAGACCAACAAAAAAAAGTACAAATGGAGCAAAAGAAACTAAACGGAATATTTAAAGCACAAGTAGAAATAATAGCAAGACTATCAGGTAACGGATTAAAAGACAAATTTTTAAGAATTATGGAAAAAGGTGGTATGAAAGATGACTAAACAAACTAAAAAAATGACAATAGTAACTCCTATGGGTAGTCTTACAAGTGATTCAGGTAGTCATTTAGTAGATGTTATTACAGTTCTTGGGGTTATTTTGGCGTTTGTGATACTTAAAAAACTAGTAAGTAAATACGTTAAATAGATTCTTCAGCAGCAATTATAGATAACTCCCACTCTTTTCTTTGTCCTTTAGTAGGACGTTTAGCCTTTAATGGTTCTATACCTACAGCTTTAGCTCTTACATTCCAAGCATACCATTCTTTACGCTTCTCATTACGATTCTTTTTATTTAACTCTTTATCTATAACCTTCTTTAGTACAATTCTTTCTTCATTAATACTCTTAGGCTTCTCTCGTGGTGGTAAATCCTCACGAACAACTACATCATCAAATATTTCAACAACTTCAGCGTCTTGTATATCTTCAGCTTTAAGAAACTTCTCAAAAGGACTATCTATATGTATATTGACGTTCTTTACTAATTTACCACTATGCTCTAACACTAACCTAGCAGCTTGTACATTACCGTGTTTAGCTTCTCTTACCATAGAGTTAATAACAGCAGGTAACTGCGAACCAAATTCAGTCATATACCTTTCATAAATCTTGTCAATAAAATTACCATCTTCACGCCACTTGCTTACGCAGCGTTCTGCTACACCCACTTTGGCTGCAACCTCTTTAATAGTCATATTAGGGTTTAAAGCAAATAACTCAATGGCTAGTATTCTTTGGGGTTTTTTCTTTGCAATAGACGTGCTCATAGGCTTTAATTTAGTACATTTTCGTACTTCTTGCAAACTTTTTTTTGAATTGGGGTATATGGTACTTCTTTTTTACACTTTTTGTGGAATGGGACCCGACGACACCTAAAATCTTTTCATCCCCTTGCAGGGGGTGGGGGTGGTAGTTTTAGAATTGGGGGAAAGGGGGGAGTTAGCC